CCTCTTATGCATCTCAGAATACAACCGCTGCATTTGCTAATGGTGCTTTTGTAACAGCCAATGCCTCTTATGCATCTCAGAATACAACCGCTGCATTTGCTAATGGTGCTTTTGTAACCGCTAACTCAGCCGCTAGTTTTGCTAATGGTGCTTTTGTAACAGCCAATGCCTCTTATGCATCTCAGAATACAACCGCTGCATTTGCTAATGGTGCTTTTGTAACCGCTAACTCAGCCGCTAGTTTTGCTAATGGTGCTTTTGTAACAGCCAATTCTGGTGCATCGTTTGCAAATGGTTCTTTCGTAACTGCAAATTCTGGTGCATTATTTGCTAATGCTGCTTTCACCAAAGCAAACAACGCATTAGCAAATGCAAGTGGTACACTTGCAGGTAGCCTAGTTATCACCGGTTATGTTGAACCAAAAAATGGTTTTGTTTACACACCAACAGTTTTTGCTGGTGTTCAGACTGCAATCACCATTGACATGGCAACACAATCAATGGTGCGAGCTCAGACTGCTACAGGATTGGTAGTAACGTTAGCTAGTTTGTCAATTGGTAAAGAAGTTGTTGTATGGATTACAAATACTGCTGCGACAAGTCAAGTGTTTACACACGGTGTTTCTGCAATAAACTCAACAATTAATGCAACAACATATACAATACCGGCAACATCAACCATTTTAGCAAGATATATGAGTGTTGATGGAACAACACAAAATACTTTTGTAGCTATCACACACGCATAATAAATAAATCATGGCAAATAAAAACATACTCACAAGCGCATCAAAGGTTTCACAGATAGACCTGTTGTATTATGCACCAGTTGCAGTAGTACCGCCTGCAATTACAATACCAATTCATTCTTACTATTGTTTCTTGGCCAAGCCAACTCCATGGGCAGACAATAATAATCCTGTTACACCAACAGGTGACCTAAAGTCAATGAAACAAATTCAAAAGAACATCTTTGTTGCAAAACAAATCAAGACAAGTGACATTTCACCAGTCATTCAACGAGTAAATTGGACTACAGGCATAGTGTATGATTATTTCCGTGACGATGTTGATATGTTGGTCAAAGATGCAAACGGTTTTATAACCAAAACATTCTACGTCAAAAACAAATACGACCAAGTCTTCAAGTGTTTGTGGAACAACAACGCTGGTGCATCAACAAGAGAACCATACTTTGAACCTGGTACATACTCAGCTAACAGAATCTTCCAAGGTGACGATGGTTACAAATGGAAATTTATGTACACCATCGACACTGGCCTAAAACTTAAGTTTATGGACAAAGAGTGGATGCCAGTTCAGGTTGGATCCAATACACCGAACCCACTGGTAACCAGTGCAGGTGCAGGTAGTATAGATGTTATCAACGTCATAAACGGTGGGTCAGGATACGACACGGTCAATGCGGTCGTGTATGTTACTATCACAGGTGACGGCACAGGTGCAAGTGCATCCGCAAACGTGGAGTCTTTGGTGGATGGTGGTTCAGTTAGAGATATTATTGTGGTAAATCCAGGTAGCAACTATACCTACGCCAATATTGCAGTGACTTCCACAATAGGCGGCAACGCCAACGTTACATGGGCAACATCACCGATTGGTGGCCACGGCTTTGATCCTATTTCTGAATTGGGTTGCGAACACGTTATGTTGACCGCTGAATTTGATGGTGATGAAAATGGTTTCGTGCCAACAGATATCGACTATCATCAAGTTGGTATCTTGGTGAATCCAACCACAAAACAATTCAATCCAAACCCAGCCAATGGTATTATCTACAGCACAACAACAAACATTGTCGTGGCTCCAGGTTCAGATGCGGGTTATACAGCTGATGAGTTTGTATATCAAGGTACTTTGGCCAATCCATCATTTTACGCAAACGTTTTGAGTTTTGACGGTGGTTCCAACCTGATTAAGCTGATAAATACAACAGGCACTCCAGCAAATAACAGTCCAATATTTGGGCAAGATTCAAAGACAACAAGAACATTATTGTCATACAGTACTCCAAATTTTGCAGTTCATTCTGGTTATATGATTTATGTACAGAATAGATCCGGTGTTCAAAGAAGTACTGATGGCATAGAACAATTCAGATTCGTATTAGGTTTCTAAGGGAAAAAAATGGCTTTAAATTTTAACGTTGATCCATACTATGACGATTTCGATGGAACAAAAAACTTCCATCGCATATTGTTTAAACCTGGTGTTGCTGTACAAGCAAGAGAATTAACACAAGCACAAACTATATTACAAAATCAAATCACCAGTTTTGCGGACAACATTTTCAAACAAAATTCTCCTGTTACCGGTGGCCAGGTTACAACCAATTTTGATGTAAAGTATGTTAAGATTCAGGATTCATTTGAAAGCATCACTATTGATGTTGAACAATTCCAGGATAAATTAATTAGAAATGCTACTGGAACTGTTGTTGCTAGGGTTATAACAACTGCGGTAGCAACAGGCACATCTGGTGAAGGTGATCCAGCCACACTGATTGTTTCTTATAAAACTGGTACACAATTCACAGACAATGATATTATCTATGACGCAAATTCAAATCTAACTTGTCAAGCTATGCCAAGTGAATCGGTTGGATCCGCATCAATTGCATCCATTTCACAAGGTGTTTTTTATGTACTAGGTAACTTCGTTCAAGTAAGCCCACAAACAGTTATCTTGGACAAATACGGCAATATTCCATCAAAACGAGTTGGTTTGGAAATTACCGAAACAATTTTTGATTATGCAAATGATAATTCACTATTAGATCCGGCAGTTGGTGCATCTAACTATCAGGCTCCAGGTGCAGACCGTTATGTAATTAGTTTACAACTATCATCAAGACCATTATATTTTGGTGACGATGCATTGTTCATTGAGTTAGTTCGTATAGAAGATGGTAGTGTGTATCGAATGGTTGATGGTTCAGTCTATGCAACCATTGATGATTACTTTGCCAAACGTGACTATGAAACTAATGGTGATTATATAATCCAAGACTTTAAATTAACACCAAAATCTTATGCGGCTGACGAAGACAAATATACAATGAGTGTTAGTAAAGGGTTGGCATATGTTCACGGTTATCGTGTTGAGAATCCATCACCAATTAACCTGATTTCAAATCGTGCAAGAACAACAGCTTCACAAAATAATGAACCATCCTTTATAGATTATGGCAGTTATTTCTTAGTAAGTAATGTTGCTGGTTCAGGTACACAAACCTTTCCTGTAACAACAGCAAACACAGTAGACTTTCATTGTGTTGCTAACACAGATATCATTACCGCAAATGCAACAACTTACAATTCAACATTGGTTGCAACAGCTTATATTCGTGGACTTCAATTTGAAAGTAGTCCAACAAACAATGATCCATCAACATATATTTACAAAGCACACGTATTTGACCTTGTAAATAAATCAATTTCAGCAAATGTAATATCAGCAAATTCAAACATGGTTACATTGACCAGTCTTGGCCAATCAACCACAGTTGATAATGCTTATGTTGGTGTAGACATTTCAATTATCAAAGGCACAAACGCTGGTGAAACCAGAACCATTTCTAATTACAATGGTACAACAAAGGCAGCAACAGTAAGTCAATCTTGGAGTGTTGTACCAGACAATACTTCTGTGTATGTTTTGAATTTTGATACACCAGATATCGAGTCTATGGTGTTTACAAATAGTGATAATACATATCCAAAAGTTAGATATGCAAGTGCAAAGATTGATAATTCTGGAAAATCAGGTAATTTACCAGCAGGAGATACAGAGTTTTTTAATCCGAATATAGCCGAAATGATTTACCCAATCGGCAATCCATATGTTCAAAGTATATCATCACCATCATACACAACTTATCAAGAAATTAAAGGTGTAAACTTTAACGTTTCTGGATCCACATTATCAGCCTCATTGGACTACACAAGTAGTTATGCAGGTGTTATTAAACATTTGGGTAATGAGGGCACAACACTTTCAACTGATGTTGTAGAACAATGTTATACAGTTATTGTTACTGACAGACAATCAAATAGTACCATAACTAATGGTCAAGTTATTCCATGGACATTTAATGGTAGAGCTGTTTCTTTAAATAATGATGGTTCAGTTGCAACATTTACTACACCAACATCCGATTTATCGGCCTTCACCGCAACAATCATTGCAAAAGTTTTTGTTGTTGATGGTACAAATACCAGCCACATCTTAAGAATCAAAAATTTAGTTACAGGAAACACAGGCACAGTTACTAGTAATGCATCAGGATATGTTACACAAGTTGCAACAAATACTTTTGTTGATGACTCAGCAAGTTCAACTGGCCACATTTACATTAAAGCATCGGGTGTTCTTTCAAACGGCGCTAAACAATCATTATATTTGTCTGATGTTAAACAACTTGTAAAGATTATAGATACAAAAACTGATATAGTACCAACACTTGCGATGTTAACTAACAGTTCATATGATGTTACTAACCGTTACACATTTGATAATGGCCAGAAAGATAATTATTATGACCATGCATCAGTATCATTAAGACCGGGTGCAATTAAACCAACAGGAAATCTTCTTGTTATTGTTGACTACTACAAACACAGTGGTGGTGATGGTTACTTTAGTAAAATGTCATACATTGATAACTCAAGTTCACCAGAAGACTATAATCAAATACCATCATACGTTAGTAAATATGGTGCAGTATATTCTTTGAGAGATTGTATTGATTTTAGGCCATCAAGACTAAATGCACAGACACAATTTGTTTTCCGTTATTCTAATCCCGGATCACCAAGAGCAGGTTCATTGCTACCAGCAAATCTATCAACATTTATTTGTGATTACTCTTACTACCTTGGTCGTAAGGACAAATTAATCATAACAAAAGACAAAGCAATACAAATAATTGAAGGTTCTCCTTCAATAAATCCTTTGTTACCAAATGAACCTGAAGGTGCATTGGTGTTGGCCAACCTGATACATAGACCATATACTGGATATGTACCAACAGAAATTCCAACAGGATTGTCAGACTTATCAATCGAATCATTACAACACCGCCGTTATACAATGTCGGACATTGCTGGTTTAGATACAAGAATTAATAGAATTGAATACTATACTGCATTAAATGCACTTGAGCAGAACGCAAACTCATTACAAATATCAGATGCATTTGGACTAAACAGATTCAAAAACGGTATTATGGTGGATGATTTTTCTGGTTACTCAGCAGCTGATGCTGGTATTGCAGACTTCAGTGCGAATATTAACCGCAGAACTAAACAGATGACAGCAAAACAAACTGTCAAGAATTTTCCATTAAAGAGTTTAGCTCTAGCCTATAACATGGGTAGACCAACGAGCTCTGCTATTTCCGGTTTAAACTTTGCTAGAACTTCTGACGGTTATACAAACTATTTTTCTTTGCCATATACTGTGACGAATATTGTTGCACAAAGATTAGCAAGTAGAACCGTAAATTTAAATCCCTTCTCAGTAACAAATGCGAAAGGTTTGATTTCACTATCACCTAACGTTGACACTTGGGTAGACACAACATACTCACCATCATTATTGATTGTTGATCCTAACCTGCATATTTGGCAGAGTTCCAATGTGGTCAACACCTTAGTTTCAGGTGATTGGCAATCAGTTTCTGGTGTGACAACATTAGATTCACAATCATCAAAATCTGCCAGCTGGGAAACTAGATGGGTTGATAATAGAACACTAGAACATGTTACACAAACAACAACAACATCAACATATAAAACCGTAACAAATCAAACCGGAACAGATATACTTGGTGCATATAGTCAAATTGATAATACATATTCTTTAAATAATGGTTACATCAATGACATTAGTATTTTACCATGGATGAGAGAACAAGAAATTGTTGTGCGAGCTCAGGAGATGTTATACAAAACACCAATTTATAGTTTCTTCGATACAGTTAGTGTTGATAACTACATCAAAAAAGCAAATGAGATTGAACTAACTAATGCTATTGGGCCATGGCAAATGGGTGATATCGTTGGTTACTACACATCAGGAACGTTTTATCCAACAGGTATTGTTATTGGCATATATGATTATCCGGATTCTAATGCACTAAGATTGTATGTATCAGGAGATGGTAGAACAACAACATATCACAATGGCCAAACTATACGAAATGCTTTCTTTAATGCTGAAGGTGTGTATCAAAGCACTACGGCATCAGGAACATTTAGTAGCCAAAAACACAATGGTGGTTTAGTACAAGCCGTTACCAATTCAACAACAATAGTATTGTCAAGTTTGGCTTCTTCGACAAGCACAGATTATGTTGGTAGTACATTGTATATTAATGCAGGTAACGGACAAGGTCAATCAGCAGTAATTACAGGTTACAATGGAACAAGCAAAGTATTGACATTGGCTACAGGAATATCCTGCTCAGTTAATGACCTATATTCTATTGGCCCATTTACAACAGATGAACAAGGAAGTTTCTTTGGTATATTTATTGTACCAGCAAACACTTTTCACACAGGTACTAGAGTGTTCCGTATGGACAATCGTTTCAATGGAAACGAAGCCACTATAACAACATTTGCGGAAGGTACATTCTATGCATCCGGTTTGCAAGTTAACAAACAAAATATAGATTTCGGTGCATCACCAGCTGGCGCAAAAGATACCTTCTTGCAAACAAAGAAACGTGATGTAGTAACATTTGAAACAGTAGTAGATGTAAAAAATGCCTATTGGTATACTAAACATGATCCTGTTGCACAAACATTTATTATTGATAAATCGAATTTCCCTAATGGTGCTTACTTAGCTTCAGTTAGAGTATTCTTCTCATCAAAACCGGTGAGTGATACTGCACCAGTAAGGTTGTCTATTGTTGGTACATTAAACGGTTATCCAAATGGTACTACATTAGATAATTCTATTGTTACATTACCAGCATACAAAGTCAAAACGTCAACATCACCACAATATTTGGATGAAAATGCGTATACTGAATTTGTTTTTGATTCACCAGTTTACATTCAATCTGATGTGTTGTATGCAATGATTGTACGTTCTTCTTCAAATGAATACAATATATATTGTGCTGCAAACGGTGACACAGCTTTACCATCATCTGTAAAGAATCTAGCATCTGATCCATATCCAAGTTCAATTACAAAAATTGCAACAGCTCCTTATGTGGGTTCATTATTCTTGTCACAAAATTCACAAACATGGCAAGCGGACCAAAATCAAAGTTTAATGTTTACAATTGAACGTGCTAAGTTTGACATAACAAAAACACCTTCGATTAGAATGGTTGTTCCTAAGAAAATGCCACAGAGAACGTTAGTTGGAAATCAAATTGATTATTACACCAATGCAAACAATATGACTAATGTGGTCGAAACAACCTCAAATATAGATATGTTAGTTGATGCCTTTAATGTTACAACAACAGATTTTGTTCCTTCATCAACAGCAATTACATATACCTATTCAGCAACATTGCAAAATGGCACAGATACATCCGAGGTTAATATTAATCCTGGTAAATATGGTACAACAATGTTTGAACACATTTATTTGAATGACAATAGAGGTCAAAGAATAATTCAAGCCAATTCAACGACTTCTTTCTCCTTGTATGGTTACCTAGAGTCAAAAGATGATGCAGTATCACCTATTATTTCCGATGCTGGAACTTCTTTATTCACGATTCAATATGATATTAATAATTGTCCTTTATCAAATGGTTTAATATCAATCACCAATGGTGGTAGTGGTTATAACGTTCAGAATACAACAGTTACAATTTCACCACCAACTGGTAAAAATGGTGAACAAGCATACGCAATAGCCAATGTGGTTGGTGGTATAATTGATGCAATTTATGTTACAACACCAGGTGCTGGATACATTCAGACACCAACTGTTACAATAGTTGATGCAAACAATACACCAGGAACAGGTGCAACTGCAATTGTTGCTGGAGAAACATCAACAAAAGGTGGACCAGCAGCAACACGATATATTACCAAGAAAATTGTACTGCAAGGTGGCTTCGATTCTGGTGACCTGAATGTTTACATGGCTGCATATCGTCCATTAGGAACCGATATCAATGTTTACTATAAAGTATTGAGTAGAAATGATACTCAAGAGTTTGATGATGGTTACTGGCAATTAATGACAAAAACAAACAGTTCTGATGGTATATATTCACAAGCAAGAGCTGACTTACATGAGTACACTTTTGCTCCAGGAACACTAGGTAAAGACCAAGGATTTATTTCTTATTTGGGTAACAATGGACAAACATATTACACATTTAGCCAGTTTGCTATCAAAATTGTTTTAACAACTACAGATGAAACACTTGTTCCATTTTTGTCCGATATGAGATGTATCGCTCTACCAGCAAATACTAATACCGTATAATTATGCATTTGTTAAAAGTACAAGGCACAAAATTGGTGAGAGACCCTAGAAATAATGCCATAATTAATCAGGATAAAACTGGACTGGACGAATACTTGGCCAAACGCCGTGGTATGGAGTCTCAAAAAGAAGAAATAAATAAAGTAAAGTTTGATATCACAGAAATGAAACAAGACATGACAGAAATAAAAAGTTTGTTACTAAAACTATTAGAAAAAGGTTAAAATGGCTAATACAGTTACCTCATTAAATTATGCCAACACATTCGGACATTGGTTGACTGCAACCAGTGCATTGATTGCTGAAAATAATACATTGGCCAAAGACAATTATGTAAAAGATTCTGGTACAATTTATCTTTCAGAAGGTACCTTGACTGCGCTACAATCAAATGGTAATGTCATCATACAAAAATCGTTGAGTGTTCAAGGTGTTGGTTCTTCTGCGACAGTACAAAATGATTTGACAGTAGAACGTCAAGGTCGATTCACAAACACAGAACTGAGTTTGGTTGCATCTGGTAGTGCAAACATTGCAAACGTATTGAATGTTTTAGGTTCTGGAAATGGATTAAGAGTAGCAAATAACGCAAGAGTTGGTGGTGATTTGTATGTTGGTGGAAACCTAGATTTAAATATTCTAGAAGCCCGTCAAAAAGTTAATACAGAAACTTTATCTGTTACTGGTACAACATACACCAGCAAACTACAATCAAATAATCAAGTTGTAACTGATGTACTCACTGCAAACAGTAGTATTTTCACAAGTCGTTTACAGTCAAACACTTCCATAACAACCACAGAAATTCAGGCTAACACCGTTATTAACGCTGCAACTATTTCTATAACAACTGGTATCTTTGGTAACTCATTGCAAGCCAACTCCAGTGTTAATACATCAAACGCATCTATTGTACATACACTGTATACGAAATCTTTACAAGCTAATTCAAGTGTTAATACATCAAACGTAACAGTTGTAAACACGGTATTAGCCAAAAACATAATTGCAAATACATCTATTACAGTACCAGATGCATATGTATTGAATAATGCATATGTATCGAATAATATATTTGTAACATATTCATCTTATTCAACTGATGTTTTTGCATCAAACACGGTCTTTAGTAATATAATATATGCAAATACATTATACCTACAAAATAATAGTTTAACCGTAGGTAACACCAATTCTACATCGTTTTTTGCATCTTCAAATATAACCACACCAACTCTACATTCAATAAATTCTTTTGGTGATTATCTTACTGCAAACTTACATATCTATACACCTTCAATAGACGTTGAGGGTACCACATTAACTCAAACTGTTCAAGCAAATTCGTCAATGAATACATCCAACTCAAGTGTTGTTAACACCAGTTGGACAAAAAATTTAATTGCAAACACATTAATTACCACTGCAGCTATAGCTGTAACAGGTAAAACTCATACCAATACTTTACAAGCCAATACATCAGCCAATACAGAAACTTTATCAGTAACTCAGCGTGCATTGATTGACCAAGTGCAGGCAAATACATCCGTCAACACGCAAATTTTAAGTGTATCAACAACAGCATTTGCAAATAGATTAGAAGCAAACAGCATAGTCTTTACACCATTATTAAATGTAACTGCTAATACATTTACAAATAGATTACAATCTAATGTTTCTGTAAACACCGCAACAATGAGTGTGACACAAAAAATTGATGCTAATAACGCATCGGTGTTTGTTGGTAATTTACAAACTATAGGACAACTATCTGTTGGTGGTGATTTCATTATCAACGGAGAAACAATTTATAATTCAAATGTATTTACAATAAATGCAGGTTCAAATGAAGGACAATTTAGTAGTATTGTTGTGAATAGAGGACAAACTGGTGCAAACGGAGAGATTCGTTGGAACGAATCACTAGAATGGTGGGAAGTATATGGTGTACACACAGGTGACTACTATAGAATTTTAAGT